AGAGGTCACTTACCTGTAGAAGGGCATAAGTTACATTACAGTATTAGGGAAAAATTTAATCTCCCTAATGATAAAACAGGTGACCAAGTAATAAAAAACTTCAATGAGAGTGCGGCAATAGGATTCCTTCCTCCACTCAGAGATGCACAATACTATGTAAAACTATTACATGAAAAGCATCAGTATCAATTTATTGCTATAACAAGTCTTAGTTTAGATCCATATGCACAAGAACTTAGAGAAAAGAATCTAAAAAAACTGTTTGGACACGACTGCTTTGTAGACGTAATTTGTTTAGATACAGGAGCAGACAAAGACGAAATACTGTTAGAATACGGTAAAAAATTCCCAGGTGCATACTGGCTAGAAGACAAACCTCAGAACGTAGATTGGGGTATAGATGCTGGTCTAAAGGGTATTTTAGTAGAGCATGGACACAATATGCACTACAAAGGCCCTGGAAAAGTAGCAAAAAATTGGGAAGAAATTTACAATATTATTATAAATCAGTAACTTACAGCAGTTATTTTGGTTGACAAATCTTAGAGATTTGCTATAATATATGTATAAATTAGGTTATAGGAGTAAGTGAAGAATATGAGTTTTCCAACCCAAGACGTAGTTGCAACATCAGTAGCAATCCACAGAGCAAATGGCGGCTTTTTTAGAAAGCATGACGATGAAGTTTTTGCTGGTAAAAAGAAATCTAACAGCCAATTGCTGTATAGATATTTTTTTGAAGGTGACAAAGTAGAAGTCACAGATGCTGATAAGTCTGAAGCATCAGACATTATTGAATATTTGCAGGGTCTTGGATTCAAAGCATTGGAACGAAAACTTACTGATTTCGAATCAAATGTTCTTAAATTTGTTACTTCAGACGAAGTAGGCAAAGAATCAATTGGTATTGCCGCTAGTCTACCTAAGGTTTACAAAAACAAATTAGAGTCTGATAAATGGCAAGACCGTGAAAGAGATCTTGGCAAGAAGAGCGAGTACATTGGTACTTTGCATGAGCGAGGCAACTTTGACATCACTATTGAGTTTGTCAAGTTCATTCCAAAAACAGTGAGTTATTTGGTAACTGCTAATTGCAAGGGCAATATTATAAAGTTTTTTGCACAAGATAAAATTCTTGGTAGTTCAGAATTAAAAGAAGGTGCAAACTATTCTATAACTGCTTATGTAAAAAGTCAGCAAGTATCTAAGTACTCTGGTTTTAAAGAGACTATGGTTAATAGGCTCAAAGTAGTAGAATCTATTTCATAAGTTTTTCTGATAAATAGTAATACACAGGTAGATAGGAGTATTACTATGGCAGAAGTAGAAACAAAACCAGCCGCTCATCATCCAGCAGATACTAATGGTGACGGTAAGGTAAGTAAAGCCGAAGAGGCAATGTATCTAGAGTTTAGAAGAAAAGAACTTGAAGATGCAGATGCAATGAGAGATGCCCAAAGACAAATGGCATGGTTTTCATTGTATGGTATGTTAGCATATCCTGTACTAGTTATTGGTACAAATTTTGCAGGCGTTGAAAAGGCCGCAGACATTTTAGGTGATATGGCTGGCGTATACTTTATTGCAGTAGCAGGTATTGTTGCGGCATTCTTCGGTGCTCAAGCATGGACTAAGAAATAATTATGGCATTTACAAAACACTTTGCAAGAATGTTAACCAGAGAAGAACTCAGTGATGAGGACGTTATTCTATTCTTTGATATTGTGCAGAGTGTTGTGCCTACTAAACTAATCACAGCATACGATGACGAAAAAGCAAAAGTAGGCATAGAAGTAATTGCATACACTGATGACGATGACGATGGAGACATGTGGATCTACGAAGTTATCTTAGCAGAGCAAATAGATGCTGATGAAGGCGACGAAATATCAGATATGCTATTTGATGAGTTCGACGATGTTCAATTTACATTTGAAGCATCAGTAGAGGTATGATTGTAACTGTTCATTATTTAGATGATGAATTCGTAGCATACAACGAAAATGGTGAAAGGGTCACAAACAGAGAAATTCTAGAACAAATTTCCTTCGAGCCATTTCCTGCCTACAAAGGCGTACTTACATATAAAATCCAAACTGACCAACCGGCTCAGGAAATAAATCCTTTAGATATCAAAATTAATCTTGACAAACCATAAAATTCTGTTATACTAATGTTTGAGTAATAAATATTGGTAACAGGAAAAATATTATGGCATTTAATAAAACATTCAACGTAGAAGAAGTTGCAAGACTCAAAAAACTAATTCAAGAAGGCGATCAAGTATTATATGAAGTAGATTCTCTTAACGAAGGTTTAAGAGAAACTGTAAAAGCGATTGCAGAAGAAATGGAACTTAAACCAGGTGTACTTATGAAAGCAATCAAAGTTGCTCACAAGGCCAAGTTCCAAGAAGAATATGATAAGTTTGATGAACTTGAAACTATCCTAGAAGCCGTTGGCAAAACTCTTTAAGAGTATAACTAATATTATTGGTGTTGCGTCAGCCCAAAAATGATGCTTGGAGATATCGATGAGTTATGTAGATGCATTCTACGACAAAAGTAAGGATCTGATTCGCGTATGTGAACGAATAGATGGTAAGCGAGTCCTAACAGATCTTAAACCCGAATACAATTTTTATATAGCAGACCCTAGGGGTACTAGGCGTAGTATCTATGGAGAGCCTGTAACTGAGATTCGTTGCAGGAACTTAAAAGATTTTCGTAAAAATGTTGCTATCAACAAGCATAACAAATTGTTTGAAAGTGATATCAAACCAATAAACAAAACATTAGAAAAATATTTCAACGGAGCAGAGCCTCCCAAATTACAAACAGCATTTTTTGATATTGAGGTAGACTTCGATCCTGAAAGAGGATGGAGTTCACCTGACGATCCTTTTACACCAATTACAGCAATAGGTGTTTACTTGGATTGGTTACAAGCAATGATCTGTTTGGCTGTTCCTCCTAAAACACTCAGTTGGGAACAAGCACAAAACATTGCAAAGGATATGCCTGAAGTAATACTTTGTCGTACAGAAGCAGAAATGCTACAACACTTTTTAGCAGTGATAGAAGATGCTGATATACTTTCGGGCTGGAACAGTGAAGGATATGATATTCCTTATACATACAATCGTATTGTTCGTACACTAGGTAAAAGTGAAACTCGTAAGTTATGCCTGTTTGATCAGTTCCCTAAAGAACGTAACTTTGAAAACCATGGCAGAGAAACAACTAGTTATGACTTAGTTGGTCGTGTACACTTAGACTATATGCAACTGTATAGAAAGTACAACTATGAAGAACGCCATAGTTACAGACTAGACTACATTGGTGAAATGGAAGTAGGTGAGAAGAAGGTAGCCTATGAAGGTAGTTTAGATAGACTTTACAATCATGACTTTAGACTGTTCTTAGAATATAACATACAAGACGTTATGCTGTTAGAAAAACTAGATAAGAAACTACAGTTTATTGATCTTGCTAACACTATTGCACATGATAATACTGTATTACTTCCTGTAACAATGGGTGCTGTGGCAACTACAGAACAAGCAATCATAAATGAATGTCATAGACGTGACTTTGTAGTTCCTGATAGAGTAAGAGAAAGGCAAACAGATACACAAGCGGCAGGTGCCTATGTGGCGTTCCCCAAGAAAGGATTGCACGATTGGGTAGGCAGTATGGACTTAAACAGTCTATATCCTAGTGTGTTTAGAGCATTGAATATGGGTGCAGAAACTATTGTGGGGCAACTGCGTCAAGACTACACAGAGGAAGAAATCAAAAACAAAATGACTTTGGAGAAGAAGTCATTTGCGGATGCATGGTTAGGTAAGTTTGGTTCAAATGAATATGAAATGACTATGGCAAAAGACGTTAACCACACAATGCATTTAGATATGGAAGATGGCTCAACTGTAGAAGTAACTGGTGCTGATGTGTATAATCTGATATTTAATAGTGGACAACCTTGGAACATCAGTGCTAATGGTACTATCTTTAAAACAGACTTCCAAGGTATTGTTCCAGGACTACTAGAGCGATGGTATGCAGAAAGAAAAGAATTACAGGGTCGTAAACGAGAAGCGACTACGGATGCCGAGATTGCCTTTTGGGATAAGAGACAACTTGTTAAAAAGATCAATCTTAATAGTTTGTATGGTGCTATTCTCAATCCCGGTTGTAGGTTCTTTGATAAAAGGATCGGACAATCAACAACACTTACAGGTAGAGCAATCACAAAACACATGGGAGCAGAAACAAACAAACTGTTTACGGGAGTCTATGATCACACCGGTGACACCATTATATATGGAGACACAGACTCTGTGTACTTTTCCGCCGTGCCTGCCTTACCAGAAGGAACAGAATTAGATCTAGAAAGTGCAGTTAATTTATATGATCACATCTCAGATCAAGTTAGTGCTACTTTCCCACAGTTCTTAAAGGATACATTTAATGTACCACTAGAAGCAGGCCAAGTAATGAAAGCCGGCAGAGAAGTAGTTGGTCGTGCTGGATTGTTTATCACTAAGAAGAGATATGCAATTAATGTACTAGACTTAGAAGGTTGGCAACCAGAAGGTGGCAAACTAAAAGTTATGGGGCTTGATATTAAAAGATCTGATACTCCAGAATTTGTACAAGATTTCTTGAGTGAAATATTATTAGATTGCCTAAATAAAGATACAGAAGATGAAATTATAAACAAGATCAAAGAGTTCAAAGCAGGATTTAAGGCTATGGATCCTTGGAGTAAGGGTATGCCTAAACGTGTTAATAACTTAACATTGTATGAAGAAAAGATGTTGAAAAAAGCAAAAGTGCCTGAAAACTATCGCCTACATAAACTAAATGCGTTAAAAGAAGAAAAGACAAATAATATGATCCCAGGACATGTTAGAGCAAGTATTAACTATAATAACTTGTTAAAAGCAAACAGCGACAACTATAGCATGAAGATTACAGATGGTGCTAAAGTTATAGTGTGCAGGATGAAGAGTAACCCAAGTGGTTATACTAGTGTGGCATATCCTACAGATGAATTGAATCTGCCACAATGGTTTAAAGATCTTCCATTTGATGAAGAAGCAATGGAAGAAGCAGTATTAGATCGCAAGATTGAAAACGTTATTGGTCAAATGGGATTTGATCTCAAACGTATCAATGAAAGCGAAACACTACAGAACTTTTTTGAGTTTTAAATGGGAACTACTAAAGAACAAAAGATAGCGGCATTTAAAGAAGCAACTAGTGATACATTACTAGCAACTGTATTAAACTTTCCGCTTAATCTATTGCTTGTAGCAACTGCTAGAGGCTTAGAATTAACTGTTTTAGAAACAAGTATATTCTTTACAATAGTTTTTAGCATTGTTGCTATACTTAGAAAGACTTGGGTAAGACTTTACTTCTTCAAAAAAGATCTAAAAAAACGGACAAAAAATGCTTGACAGATCTAAATATACATGTATAATGTTTAAATATAATCTAGGAGGCCCTTATGGCAAATTATGTAAATGATATTTTCAAAGACATACTAAAGCACACACATAGTCTTGGTATCTTTGAAATGGTGAAATTAACAGGAACATTAGATGAAACTGTTTTAGAATCAGTTGATCCTGACAAAACTGTTATTTTCAAAGGTAAATTAAAAACCCCTGTGCCAGACTTTATTGACTCAACAGTAGGTCTTAGCAGAATGGGTGTACTGGATGGCTCATTGAAGTATCCAGGATTCGATGATGACAATGCAACTGTTTCTATTACCAAGCAGGAAAGAAACGGCGTGGATGTGCCTGTAGAGATTGAATTTAAATCTCCTGATGGTACTGATGCACATTATAGATTTATGTTAGCAGATGTTATCAATCAACAACTTAAAGCAATTAAGTTTAAAGGTGCAGAGTTTGATATTGAATTTACTCCTACACCAAAGAACTTGAAAGACTTAACTTA